GCGATGGCGCTACAGAAGTGCCATTTAATATTATAGCGGCCCAAATGGAGGCGGCTACGATCTACGATCGCGGCGAAGACCCGCTGGGTGACGTTGGTCAAAGAGTGACACAAGAAACTGTATTCGGTGCCGTTTCAGTGTCATACTCAGACACAGGAAACCAAGCGACCATATACCGCAAGCTCAATGCTATGCTAGCGCCATATTTAGCTAGTGGCGGTTATGGTTCGAGTAACTTCACTGTATCACACGGGTAAACAACTATGACCACCATCGTCTATGATCATAAGCGCGGGCAGATTGCTTGCGATAGCCGTTTGACTAAAGGGAGTATGATCACGACGGATGGCGCACAGAAGTGGATGAAGACAGAGAATGGAATCATCTTTATGGCCGGGTGCCGTGCTGACTTTGAGATGCTATCGGCGCTAACGGTTAATTATAGTCATGGCGATGTGGTCGAGACTGAGTTCGAATTGCAGTGTGAGGGTATTCTAGTTAAGGATGACCACGTTTATCTTATTAGCATTCAGGATGGCGGGCAATTCTGGATGGAGCCACTAGACGAGGCTGTGGCAGCCACTGGCTCAGGTAGCGAGTGGGCAATAGCAGCAATAGACCACGGCAAGACCGCAAAACAGGCGGTTGAGTACGCAGCAACACGCGACATATACACGGGCGGCAAGGTTCGCGTTTACGATATTAAGAAAGGTAAGTTTATTAATGGCTGATTTTTACGGGCGCATGACTGACACGGCTAGTCGATTGATGGCCAAGTTCAAGCAGGGCGTTATCGAATACGTACCGTTAGTAGCTGGCGCCACCGAATACGACCCAATGACAGAAGGAACTCCGATCCAATTGGATGCCACAGCCAGTGGCGTTGCGAAAGAATACGTTGATGATTTGGTCTCTGCCTCTGATATTCAAGTAACCGGTGCCGTGTTCGGTACTACGCCTAATATGCAGGGCCGCATAACTATTGACGGCGTTAGTCGTGAAATTATCCGTATCAAACAAATGCCAGCGGCTGGTGATCCTGTTGCATGGGTTATATTTGTGAAAGGGTAGTTGCAATAACGCTAGACTGGTGTATATTAAAAGGGAGCTTAACAAAAGGAGCAATAAAATGACAAAATTAGAGGTTGGAGACGTAATAGAGCTTAACAGCTCGCATACTGTTTACGCAAAAGTCCCGAAGCATTTCATCTACACTAATAGAAAGGGAGATTTTACTCTAGACAAGGCAGCGGTAAAGCTATGTGGAGAGCTAAGCTATTTAAAGGGGAGCTATGTTGTAATTAAGACCTCTTCAGATGGGGGTTCTACTGGGATGGATGCCTACCCAGACGGGCATCATGTCTTTTGTGAAAAGATCGAATCCGATGAAACAAGGCATGAAGTGGATTTTTACCAGTCTGGATGCTTTACAGCCATGATTAAAGATATTGAGCCTGTAGGTAAGGCAAAACTAAAATGGGTTTTTGAGTAATTAGAGGAGCAATAAAATGAGACATCTAACCCGCATATTATTTTCGTTATATATACTATTTGTGCTAAGTTTTTTTACGGTAATAGTTCCTCTGTTGTTAATTAACGGATCAAAGTGCGTTGAGAATGGATACACTAAGCATGTACTTAACTACAAACTTGAAAGCTATTGCTTTAAGAGGGTAAACGGAACTGATGTGGTAGTACCGCTTAACTATTTGTATAAGCAGGTAAAATAGCCCACACCGCCCATTCTTGCTATAATCCCCTCAATCGAGGGGTTTTTTATGCCTATTAATCTAGACCTAATTGCACAACAAAAAGAACGCGACATGCTACGCGCCTTTGCTTCGTCTGTGTCTGATATAAAAAACAGCGTGACGCTAAAAGAATTAGAGGCCGCGATAGAGCGACAAGACAGTGACGCAGTGGTGCGCTTGCTGGGCATCGACAGGGCGGCGTTTGAGCAGGTAGACGATGAAATATACCAAGCGTACAGAACAGGCGGCCTAACAGGCGTTGAGCAGATCGGTCGCATACCTACTGAGCTAGGCAGTGTCGGTTTTCGTTTTGATATGGCCGCGCCTAGTGCCATTGAATGGATACGGAGCGAGTCTAGCCAGTTTGTAACGGAGGTAGTTACAGGTCAAGTGGATATGATTAAGCAGCAATTGGAGCGAGGCTTAGAGCTTGGCGATAACCCACGCACCACGGCGATTGGTTTGGTAGGGCGATACAACCCAGAAACAGGCAAAAGGGCAGGCGGTACAGTGGGCCTAACCACACAGCAAGCAGGATGGGTTAATAAAGCCCGCAATGAGCTGTTAGAATTAGACCGCAACTATTTCAATCGCGAGCTTAGGGATAAGAGTTATGATCATATTATCCGCAAGGCCATTGAGGATGACAAACCATTAACAAAGGTACAGATTGATAACGCCATCACACGAATGCAAAGCAAGACACTGAAATTTAGAGGTGACGCAATAGCACGCACTGAATCCATTAATGCTTTGCGTGCTGGCCAGTTTCAAGCAGTTGAGCAGGCCATGGCCAAAGGCGAGCTGGATTCGCAGGATGCTAAGAAATCATGGGACGCTACGGGAGATAAGCGAACGCGCCTAGATCATTTCCAAATGGAGGCCAACTACAAAGATGGCATTCCAATCGAAGAAGAATACGTGTTCCCAGATGGCAGCAAGGCAATGTACCCTGGTGATAACAGCCTAGGCGCACCCGGTAAGCAGCTAATCCAGTGCCGTTGCCGTAATGTAATCACAATAGATTTTATTGGCCGACAGGTCAGGATGGAGGGGTTTAAATGACATTCACCGCCGACATTAACAAATTTATATCATCCAGTAACGAACGTATCGAGGCTGTGTTTAAGCAGTCTGCACAGGAGATAATCCGAGAAGCGCAGACCGACTACAATAAAGGCGGTAACACTCCTATTGATACAAGCTTCTTGATTAACTCAGGGCAGGCAGCCATTGGGCGTTTACCTATTGGCCCAGACGAACAGCCAGAAGGCTACACTCCTCGCGACTGGGACGCGGGCGAGACGGTTACAACCATTAACCGCTGGCGAGTTGGTGAGACATTGTATTTCGGCTGGACGGCTAACTATGCGCGACCAATGGAAAACCGGTTTAAATTTATGCGAAAGGCTGCGCAAAATTGGCAGTACACGGTTGCCAAGAATGCAGGCTTATTAATGAGTAGGACGTTAAGAGAATGACAACACTATCACAAGTTCACATAGCACTAATGGATAAGGCCAAGGCGTTTGCCACGGCTAACAGCCTGCCGATTAATAGCATTGGCTTTGACTTCACCGAGCCAGCTAGCGGTGCATGGCTTGAGCTATCCATTGCGCCTAACGACCGCGATTATGGCCTGAATGATACTAAAGTGTTTCGCCGTGGCATTGGCCAGATAAACGTGTGCAACAAAAAGAACAACGGCATTAAACAGCTAACGGATATAGCCGGCCTAATCGAAGCTGAGTTCACCAGAGGCTCAATATTAGTGGACGCCATTCGCATTACAACTAGCCCACAGACAATGGAACCATTCCAGCGAGGTGGCGTGTACGTGTTGCCGCTATCATTTGAGTATTCAGAGTGATAAAATACAACTATCAAAAACAGTGAAACGATAGGAAAAAGCAATGTCTCTAACAAATATAGGAACGGTCGTATCTGTTTCCGCTGCATTACCAGCTACAGAAACAGACACAGATTATGCCGGTTTAACATGGTCAGAAGTGACTGGCGTGTCTTCACTTGGTGAAATTGGCGCATCTTTTGAGATTCTTAATCATGTGGACTTAAAAGATGGCGTGACTCGAAAAGCCAAGGGCGCAAAAAACAACGGCGACCCTGCTTTGCAATATCGAATTGTAGAAGGCGACGCTGGGCAGGGGATTCTAATCACCGCACTTGATAGTCCTGATCCTATCAGCATGAAGGTTGTTCGCCCATCTGGTCGTATTCAGTACTGCCAAGCAATTGTTGCTAGTGCTCCAGATTCAGAAGCTACATCTGGCGCGGTGAATATGCGATCAACCAATTTGGGCGTTACCTCTGACTTAATCGAAGTGGCGGCACCTTAATATGGACATCAAGGAGCTAGGCACACAGAACGAAGTTATTAACGTTATTCACCCGCAAGCTGGCGACGTTGGCATTAAGTTCACTGTGTGCGACCCATTAAGTGCTGAATTTGCGAACGCCTCTGCTCGTATTGACCGCTCAAAGAGTGGCCCAGATTGGTCTAACTTTGTTATCAATCAGGCGCTTTGTGCTGTAGTTGGTTGGTCTGGTGTTACGGAAGAAGGCAAAGAAATTCCGTTCACCAAGGAATTGGCGAAAGAGTACCTAACCAATCCTGAATACTATTGGCTATGTGTAGCTGTCGACGAGCATTTCGGCAAAAAAAAAGGCTACATGCAGACAATTATGAACAGATTAAAACCTTCATAAAGCTAATGGGCTTCCTATCTGCCACGCAAGAAGGGCAGAAGGAGCCACGCTTAAAACAATGGAATTGGGGGTTTCCAGATCAAGGCCCGCTAGGCTATGTCTGGGACTGGATTTGTGAAATAGGCTTAGGCACTGTCATTACATGGCAAGAAATAAAAGCTTGGTCTGATATAACAGGAATCAAACCAACAAAAGACGAGGCGTTCGCCATCGTTCAATTATCAAGCGCTTGGCTCAGTGAACGCAATAGAGGCCATGGCAAACACGAAGTACCAGATTGGGCAGGTGATTTTTAATGACAGATATTGCAAAGCTTGCGATAGCTTTAGACACAAAAAGCCTAGAAGCTGGGCTTGTCCAGCTTGATAAGCTTGGCAAAAAATCTGGCGCGTCAGAACTTGCGATGCAGAAGCTAAAAAAAGAAAGCTCAGCACTTGCTATAGGACAGTCTAAACTTGCACAAATTAATGCAAAACTTGATACAGAAACAGACGAGCTAGCAAGATCTACACTTATTGCCGCAAGATCCAACCAAGAATACGCCAATTCTATTGCAGCCGCGAGCGTCAAGTCACAAGCCTTGGCAATTCAGACTGGCAAGGCAGAAAAAGCGACCAATGGAATGGGGGGCGCGTCTCGTAACCTATCATTTCAATTAAACCAAGTAGCTCAACAAGGTGCTGTAACCGGCAACTACCTTGGCGCTTTAGCTATTCAGCTTCCTGATATGCTGTTGAGTTTTGGTACACTTGGCATCCTTGTGGGTGCTGCAGCTGGTGTTATGGCTGGGCCGTTGTTGACTGCGTTAAGTGACACCGAAGGGCAGACAGCCGACACTAGAGAAGAAATTGAAGAGCTGATCAATAAATTCGATGAACTGGGCAGCGCGCAAAAAGAACTTTTGCGAATAAACCTAGCAGAAGACCAAAAAAAGCTAAAAAAAGAAATAAGAGAAGCAAAAGGGGATTACGAAACAGCTGTTTTTCAATTGGACAGGCTTATTTCTAGTTATGAAAAAGGCCGTATTGGTATTATCGAGTACAAGGAAGAACAGAACCGCCTCAACAGAGTAATTGCGACTAATAAAGCAGTAATTGAAGAAAACAATAATACACTAAAAGAACGCGATGCTATATTAAATGGACAAACTAAGCTAGAAGTTGAAAGAGCGACAGCTATCCAAAGGACACAGCTTGACCTGGCTGATCAACTAGCTGCGTTAACTCTAAACAACTCTGAGTTGCTTAAACGCGAATTAATCCTTAATGGTGCAACCGACGCAGAGATTGCCAGCGCGCTTGCCATGCAGGGCAGTATCGAAAAGATTGAAGCCGAAACAGATGCGCTAAAGAAACAAGAAGCCTTGCGTTCTTCGCTTAGCAGTCAACTTGCGTCTATCGAAGTTCAACAGGCTGACCCTGCCGAGCGTGCAAGATTACAGTTTGAGCGCCGCAATGAAGTAATCCAGCTTTCAAACGATGAATTAAACCTATCGCAAGAGCGCTACGACCAGCTTAGAACGCAGAACGCGGAGAAGCTATCTGCCGACTTGATTGCAATAGAAAACAGAACACAAGAGCAGAAAAGCCAAATCCTTTCCGCCGAACAACAAAAAACACTAGGCTACACAGGTCAGTTTTTCGGAAACCTAGCTGATATTGCCAAACAAGGCGGCAAAGAACAGTTTGATAATTACAAGGCACTGGCAAGCACACAAGCGCTTATTAGTGCATCACTAGCTGTTTTAGGGGTTCTTGGTGACCAATCAATACCAACTATAGCAAAACCTGCATTTGCCACCGCTATGGCTGGACTGGCTGCGGTGCAGATTGCGGCTATTAACCAGCAAGAATACCAAGGCGCTCGCGCTATGGGTGGCCAAGTATCAAGTGGTAACAGCTACCTAGTGGGTGAGAATGGGCCAGAGATTGTCCACATGAATGGCAATGGCAATGTGCAAGCTAATCACAACCTAGGCGGCGGCGAGAATAACGTCACTGTGAATGTAAATATCCAAAGCGGTGTGACTAAAGCCGAGCTAGCTGGCCTGCTACCAAGCATTAATCAATCCGTTTATAATCAAGTATTTGCAGCAATAAACGGCGGCGGCTCAGCATCGCAAGCCGTAAGGAGACGCGCATAATGGCCGTTAAGAATTTCCCCAATGTTAGCCCAGATGCTAACCCCAGCTTTACACTTGAATCGAATACAAGCTCGTTTGAGTCTACGCTTAATAAGAATGTGCAGCACATGGAGTTGCCCGGTGCTCGCTGGCGTGGTTCAGTTGCGTTTAGTAATCGCACAAGGCAAGAAGCTAATAAAATCAAAGCGTTTATGACTAGCCTAGGTGGCAAGGTTGGGCGTTTCTATTTGACGCCATTCGATGCTTACCAAAGCGGCACTATGTCTGGCGCTGGTGTAGTTGATGGGGCTGTGGCTTCTGGTTCGTCTTTATTGAATACAAAAGGCTGGAATGCTGATCAAGATAAACTGTTTGAAGCTGGTGACTATCTAGAGGTCAATGGCGAGTTAAAAATGGTGCCCGAAGATGTGGCCGCGCCGCAGTCTTATATTGAATACACTGGCACTAATTACATGCCCAGTCCGTTTGATCCGAGTGGGTGGAAGCCAGATTCCGATGGGACTATAACAAATGTAACGCTGGCAAATCCTAGTGGCTCTAGCGTTATTGGGTTGGCAGAGCAGACAGGAGCAGGGCCTTTTACTTTTTTCTCATCTTTGGATAATCCTCAAGACTTTTTAGCCGGGGATAAGCTTTATTGCGCCTTTATATATAAAAGAGTTGACACGTGGGAGGCGGGTTGCTTTATTGGCTTTAATAAAACAGGATCTCAGATTGCCTCGGCTCGGATAGATTTAAGAAATAATACATACCCTAACGGGAATGTTGATGAAGTTAAATTTACTGAGCTAGGAAATGATTTTGTTTTAGTTGAAGCAATGGAAACACTAACCATTGATGCAGCCGGTTGTTTTGCTGTCGCCACGTTTACGGACATGGTTAACGCTCCTACACAGCCCCCAATCGGCTCGCAGCTTTACGTTCAAGCCGCCTATTTCGGAAAATCCGACAAATACAAGGGCGCTATTTCGTACACAAGCACTAACTTGATGCCTAGTCCGTTTGATCCTAGCGGGTGGACTGATGGTGGTAATGGCACTGTTGATAATGTAACACTAGACAATCCAAGCGGCGAGCCTGTGCTAGGTTTAGCTGTTCAGGATGGCGCTAGCTTCTTCACTATGCAAGACTCATTTTTAAATGACTTATCGGTTGTTACAGGCGAAAAGCTTTATATAGGCATTATATTAAAACCTGTAGATGCAAACCCTTTTGACATATCTATCGTAATCGGTGGCTCGGTCACTCCAATAAAAACACTAAAGATTGCAGTTGAAGACCTTAGTGTTAGATCAAGTAATATGACAGACTATCAGATAACAGACTTAGGTAATGGTTTTAAATTGTTTCAGGCTTACTGGATAGCAGAAGCTGACGACCCTGATACGTATGGCCGATATACATTTACAGCTAGCAATGCTGGAACGGTAGCGCCTATAGGTTCGCAGGTGTATGCACAAGCGTCTTATTTCGGAAAAGCAGACGATTATCCGGCAGTGATAGACCCTGCCGAACCAAATCAGTACCCTGCTGATCTACTAGCAACCGCAGACATCCCAATCGCACCACCATTGCGAAAGTCGCTAACAGGTGGAGAATCTATTATCACTAACGAGCCGAAGGGCAAGTTCTACCTTGGCTCAAATGATCAAAGCTGGGATATTAACGTAAACGGCGTACAATCAATGGGGTTTGATTTCATTGAGGACGTAAACTAATGCCGCGCAATATTGATCAAGCTATCATTGACTATCTAGCAACAGGTAAGCCGTTCAAAACGGCTTTTCTTGTACTTGTTGAATTCCCTGAACCTTACCGATTAGCGTTAACCACGCTAAACGCCAGTTACACACACGAAGGCGAGGAGTTTATAGGGCTTGGCGCTTTAGGTAATGTTTCTATGCCGCAAGGTGATGGCAAGCTATCACCAAAACAATACGAAGTAACATTGAGCGGTATCAGTGACGAAGTGCTTGAGGCTATAAGCCAGCTCAACTACCTAAACAACATGGCTACATGCTGGCAGATTTTCTTTGACGAGGACGGAGTTCAACTAGGCGATCCCATGATTGCATGGCGTGGCTTAACAGATGCTGTTAATTTCAAATACGGAGAAACATCAAGCGCGTCCATCTCTATCAGGGATAGACTTGTAGACTGGGAGCGACCAAAAGTAGAGCGCTACACTAATGGTGATCAAGTAGCTAAATATCCTAGTGATCGTTTTTTTGAATTCATATCTCAAGTTGCTACAAAAGAAGCGAACTGGCCAGAATCAACTTGGTATCAAAAACAGTCCTAAGCTGTTAAAATTAGTAATCTTTTAAGGGTGTTGCTATGGGCCTGTTTAGTCAATTAGAGACGTTTGTTAATGACATTGGCGATAATGTCGGTGATGTGCTTCGTGGCGATATAGCCGGAGGCCTTGGCGGTCTTTTTGAAAACTCGCTGGACTTTATAACGCTTGGCTTTTATTCAAAAGTTAAGCAGGTTATAGATTCATTACAGCCGCCAGATTTACCCGCTCAAACCTATCAAGCGCGCTCACAAATGGGTTTGTCTGCTCAAACGCCTAGACAGTTCGTCTATGGGCGATGCCGTATAGGTGGGCAGCTTACCTACTGGACAACAACCGGCGCAGATTCTGAGTTTATGCACATGGTTGTGACGCTTGCGCCGCATGAACTGAGATCAATCAGCCAAGTTTATCTCAATGACGAGTTGGCCATTACTGTTGATAACGATGGGGATAGCCTTTATTTAACCGTAGCTGATAAATTCAATGGCGCAATAGCCAGACAAATATTCGTCGCCAATCCAAGAACAGCGGCAAGCAGTGTGCTTGTTGATGAAATGCCAGAGTGGACAACTGACCACATCGGGCGTGATCATGCATATATATACTTAAAGCTAAACTATAATAAAGAAGCTTATTCACGTGGAATGCCCAATATTTCCTGTGTTGTCCGTGGTAAAAAAGTCTATGATCCAAGAACGCTAACAACATCATATTCAACTAACCACGCCCTAGTTTGCCTTGATTATATTTTGAGCGACAACGGACTAAGAGCAACGATTGACGAGATTGACCTCGATTCTTTTATTGCTGGCGCGGACGTATGTGACGAGCAAGTCGCTGGCATAGGTGGCACAGAATCACGCTACGAAATAAATGGCACGCTAGAATATAGCGCAAGCCCAATTGATAATTTAATGGCGCTTGCTGATGCTGGGCATGCCCTCATTCATTACGAGCAAGGAAAGTGGCAGTACGTCGCAGGCACTTATACCTCCCCTATTATGGATTTAGACGAATCCGATTTGGTTGGCGGTATATCTGTTATGACTGGCCCATCTAAGTCGGATTTAGTTAATACTGTTAAAGGTTCGTTTCTTGACCCTCGACAGGATTTCGAGGTGGTGCAATTCCCGCAAATCTCCATTGATACGTATGTAGCCAGAGATAAGGAAGTATTATCTGCTGAGATAAGCGCGCCGTTTACTATTACTGCTAGCGCGGCTAGGCGCATAGGAAAGCTTCATATAGAGCAGTCACGCTTTGGTGTCCGTATGCAAGCTGCATTCAAATTTGTTGCATTAAAATTATTACCAGGCGACCGCGTGACGTTCTCAAGTGCTCGCCTAGGCTGGGATAAAAAGATATTTCGAGTTGTTGGAGGTGGTCAGTCGATCTCATTAACAGGCGGTATTGACTTAACATTGGCCGAGGACTCGCCGGATGTATGGAGCTGGACAGAGGGCGAGGCGCTAGACGTTGATATTCCGCCGGCGTTAAACCTTCCAGATTCTAGTTTATCGGCACCTTTGCTTTTTTCAGCCAGTGAAGAGCTGTATTCAACTAACGTGCAGAACATTATTAAAACCCGCGTCACGCTAACATGGGAGCGCGGCGGTGTTCGTTCAAATGCGTTTAATATCGAAGCGAAGAAGGCCGGTGAAACTGAGTTTATAGAATTAGCAAAAGGCTGGACAGGCACGCAATTTACAATAGAAGACAGCGAGCTTGGCGAATTTGAATACCGCGTGCAAGGTGTTAGTGACATTGGAAGGCTTAGCCCGTGGGCAACTCTAACGTATGAAGTACTAGGGAAAAACGCACCACCTGCTGACGTTCCAACTATTTCAGCAATCCAAAGAAGTTACGGGATAGATGTCTCTTGGCAAGCTGTGCCAGACGCTGACGTTCAAGAGTACGAAGTTAGGTTAGATCAAAACTTTGGTGAAGCTGGTTCAGTTTACACGGGCCGTCAATTACGCTTTACAGATATTCGAAGAGCAGACGGCACGATTTACTATATAAAAGCATTAGACACTAGCGGAAACTATAGTGCCAATGCCACCAGTTTTGCGCCTACAATCACTGGCCCGTCACCTGTTAGCTCTTTGGCCTTGCTTGCTACTGATAGCCAGATCCAACTGAGATGGGCGAGCGCTGGTTCTGTCTACCCTGTTTCAACCTATCGCCTACATGAAGGTGATATGTTCGACACTGCTGTGCCTATTGGTGAATCTAGCGGCACTTTTGAAGTTATTATCCGTGAAGAAACTGGAACCTATACCTTCTGGGTTGAACCTGTGGACGCTGCAGGTAATGTAGGCGGCGCTATTAAAGGAACTATTAGTGTTGATGGCGCGCAGGATTACATACTAAGAACAGACGAGTTTGTCGATTTCAACCAAATGGATACGCTAACCGATATGGCTATTGGTCAAGGTGGCGGTGGTCTTGGCTGGGACGATGAAACAGAGTTGGACTGGTCTAGTGATACCAGCCCACGGTGGGATGAAGCGCCAAGCCCTGATTTGATTGGGCCAGTTAACATAACTGAAACATTCTTAGAAAATATGACGCGCTCAGGATTAACAAGTGATACTAATCAATTCTGGAATGATGAAACTG